GCTACTAAAAATGCAACTACAGGTGCAGTTACAACTAGAATGAGTTCAGGCATGCCTGATCTTACTGGTTTAGTTTTAGCTGACACAGCAACAGCAGCAAACATAACTATCGCTGATGGAATTATCGCAACTGTTAATTACACAGGTGCAGCAGCATGTGCTGTAGCATTACCAGCAGCAACTAAGGGTGCAATTGCAGTTTATGTTCAAGCTAAAGACACTGCAGGTGGAGTTTTAACTTTAACTTTCGATGCAGCAGGATCTGATGTTTTTGCAACTGGCTCTTTAATCGAATCTAGAGCAGCAGCCGAAGTAACTTTTGATACTTCTGCAGTAGGTGAAACTAAATTAACTTTCACACCAGCAAACGCAGCAACTAATCTTTTTACAACTGGAAGCAAAATTGCTTTTATGTGTTTTGAAGATGGTACTTGGCACATTGCAACTGAATTCACTGGTGCAGCAGCAGCTACTACAGGTGCATTTGCATTTGCAGCTTAATAATTAATTAGTGTGGGGCTTAGGCCCCACATAAATTTTAAGGAGATTAAATATGGCAAGTAATGGAGATATACAAGCAACAAGATCGACTGCAGCAGCTGGGGCTAGTGCAATCATTAGTCAGCCTATTAGACTAAGAGGTATTATAATTTCTTCCGATGGTGGTGGAGCTGGTGTTTTAGAACTAACAACAACCTCTAATTCTGGATCTACTTTGTTTATTGGTGATGTTCCAACTGGAGATGTAATTAATTTTTCATTTCCTGAAGAAGGAATTTTGTTTCCAAAAGGAATTTTTTGTAAAACTAAAACTAATATTGCAGCTTACACATTATTGACGGACAAATATTCAGGACCAGGTTTAACAGCGGGGTAATTAAATGGCTAATACCACTTCTGGCACTACAACGTTTGACAAAACGTTTTCGATCGACGAGATAATTGAAGAGTCTTATAACAGACTTGGTCAATTTGACATGAGTGGCTATAATTTAAAAACTGCTCGAAGATCGTTAAACATAATGTTTCAGGAGTGGGGTAATAGAGGCCTTCATTTTTGGGAAGTGGCAAACACTAATATTACTTTAGCAAACGGTCAGAACGAATATAAAATTTTTAGATCAACGTCTGACGGTAATTCTAATGGAGTAACATCTACATTGTCAGCAGCTATTACTTCTACAACAGCTACTACAGGAATTACATTAGCTTCTATAACCAACATGCCAACCACAGGCACTATCAACGTAGGATCTGAAAATATTTCTTACACTGGATTTAGTAATTTAGAGCTCACTGGAGTAACACGTGGGGCTAATGGAACTACTGCAGCTACTCATTCAAGCGGCGATACGGTTACTAATTTTGTAAATCAAGCTACAGAAATTTTAGAGTGTTCATACAGAAATAACTCTAATGTAGATTCACCTTTAGAAAAAATAAATAGATCTCAATATCAGGCATTGTCTAATAAAACAGCTACAGGACAACCCTCACAATATTTTGTTCAGAGATTTGTTGATCACATTTTAATAACCGTTTATTTAACACCAGGCGCTTCTCAAAACGGTGATGTTATTAATTTTTATTATGAAAAAAGAATTCAAGATGCAGGTGCCTACACTAATGCAACAGATGTACCTTATAGATTTGTACCTTGCATGGTTGCAGGTTTAACTTATTATCTATCTATGAAATATGCACAACCAAGAATACAAGAAACAAAATTAATTTATGAGGATGAATTGGCTAGAGCTCTAGAAGAAGATGGTTCTTCTGCTAGTGTTTACATTTCACCTCGAACTTACTATCCGAGTATATAATTATGGGAAATACAGCAAAAGGAAGATACGCATTATTTATTTCAGATAGATCAGGTCTTGCATATCCTTATAGAGAAATGGTTAAAGAATGGAATGGTGCAAGAGTACATACTTCAGAGTATGAACCAAAGCAACCACAATTGGAACCTAAACCATACACCGCAGACCCACAAGGATTGCCTCATCCAAGACCGGCAAGAACAGAATTTCCAACAACAGATTTTTTACCAAAAAATCCATTTACTATGACAAATACTTCAACTCAAGTTTCTGTAAGTTTTCCATTTAGTGGATATCAAAATGGAGACTTTATAAGATTTTATGATGTTAAAAGTCCCGTAGGTGGAGTGTCCATTTCTACGTTACAACTAGAAACTACTTTAAATGGAAACATTACTGCAACAGATATTTCAATTACTTTAACAGACTCTTCTGCTTTTCCAAGTCAAGGTTATATTGCAATTGAAAAAATAAATGAAACATCTGGATTGTTTGAAACTGAAACCATTTTTTATAATGGTAATACCGGAAATGTTTTATCAAATTGTGTTAGAGGAACAGCTGCTCCTTTTAGAGGACAGACTCCCAAAAACACACCCGCAGGCACACACTCAAGTGGAGCAAAAGTTTACAGTGCTTATGCCGTAACGATGGTTCCAACAGTAGTAGAGCAAGCGGGTCAACCTTCAACTGTTACAGAGCATAACAGTTTTACTTTTAATTTAATAAGTGCTGCAACTAGCACAGAAACGGGAGGCGGGTTCCAATGTTTAGCTGGACCTGTTAATGATAGATCATGACATACACAGAATTAGTACAAAAAATTAGAGATTACACAGAAGTGAATTCAAATGTTTTAACTTCAACAATTATAAATGGATTTATTGAAGATGCTGAATTTAGAATTCTTAGAGAAGTTGATTCAGATAACAACAGAAGATATGATACAGCTAATTTAATTACTTCTGATAGATTTATTGGAAGACCTGCAGGTTTATTAGTTGTTAGATCTGCACAAATAGTAGACTCAGACGGAAGTTCTCAACCAAATAATAGAGATTTTTTACAATATAGAGATACAAGTTTTATGTCTGAATTTAATCCTACAGAAACTACTGGAGTACCTAAATATTACAGCTTGTGGGACGAACAGAACATCGTAGTAGCTCCCACTCCCGATGCTACTTATACAATTCAGCTGAACTATATCTTGAAAGACCCTGGTTTATCTGCTACAAATACCACTACATACATAAGTCAAAATTTTCCCAACGGTTTATTGTATGCATGCCTAATAGAAGCTTACGGCTTTTTAAAAGGGCCCATTGACATGCTCCAGTTATATGATAAAAAATATTCTGAAGCCGTCAAAGGATTCTCAATTGAACAAATGGGAAGACGAAGACGAGATGAATATCAAGCGGGTGTTCCTCGAATAGGAAAACAATAAGGAGATAAACTATGGCTATAACACAAGCGATTGCAAATGCTTTTAAAAAACAATTACTAGAAGGTGATCAAAATTTTAAATCATCTGGTGGTGATGTTTTTAAGCTAGCGCTTTATACTTCTTCAGCAACTCTAAACTCAGCAACAACTGCTTATACTGCTAGTAACGAAGTTAGTAATACAGGTACTTACGCAGCTGGTGGTGATAAGTTAACAGGTCAGAATACTTCAATTGCTTCAGGTGTTGCAATTGTCGACTTTGCAGATTTATCATTTACAGGTGTTACGTTGACAGCTAGAGGTGCATTAATCTACAATACATCTTCTGCAGTTACTAATGCAGCAGTTGCAGTTTTAGATTTTGGAGCGGATAAAACAGCTACATCAGGAACTTTCACAATACAGTTCCCGGCATTTACTACAGCAGCAGCTATATTAAGAATATCTGGTTAAGGAGAATTAAATGGCGTTAGTCGTAAACGATAGAGTTAAAGAAACCTCTACCACTACTGGTACGGGTACTTTTACTCTTGCAGGAGCAGTAACAGGATTTGAAACTTTTTCTAGTGCAATTGGAAATACAAACACAACGTATTATGCAATTGTAAACACTGTTAATGCAGAATTTGAAGTTGGATTAGGTACAGTAGGAGCGGGCACTTTAGCTAGAACTACTATTATCTCATCATCAAATTCTGATAGTGCGGTGAATTTTTCAGCAGGAACAAAAAATGTATTTGTAACTTTACCTGCATCAAAATCAGTTATTGAAGACGCAAATAATCATGTAACTTTACCTCATGATTTATTTATTGAAGGTGGTCTTATTGATCTTAAAAATGATGGCGGTGCTGTATCACAGATTAAATTTTATTGTGAGTCTAGTAACGCTCACGCACAGACACTTATTGGTGCACCACACTCAGAATCTGCTACTAACACTTTAACACTGCCAAGCACTGGCGGTGATTCTGTTTTAGTCACAAATAGTTCAACATCAATATTAACAAACAAAACTTTAACAAGTGCAGTATTAAATAGCACAATAAGTGGAACTTCAATTAAAGATGAAGATAACATGGCATCTGACAGTGCCAGTCACTTAGCAACACAGCAATCAATTAAAGCATACGTAGATACACAAGTAGCTACAGTTCCAGTAGGAGATATTACTTCTGTTGTAGCTGGTACAAACTTATCAGGTGGCGGCACATCAGGTGACGTTACACTAAATTTAGCTGATGCTTCTACATCTGCTAAAGGAGCGGCATCATTTAGTTCAGATAACTTTGCTGCTAGCTCTGGCGCAATAACAATTAAAGACGCGGGAGTAGCCACAGCCGAATTACAAGACGATGCAGTTACGACTGCAAAAATTACTGATTCTAATGTGACGACAGCCAAGATAGCAGATTCTAATGTGACGCTTGCCAAAATGGCTGCAAACAGTATCGACAGTAATCAATATGTTGACGGTTCAATAGACACAGCCCACATTGCAAATGATCAAATTACAAATGCTTTAATGGCAGACGATGCTATAGACACAGCTCAGATTGCTGACAATGCTGTTTCATTAGCAAAAATGGCATCAGGTACAGATGGTAATATTATTTCTTATGACGCTTCAGGAAATCCAGTTGCAATAGCAACAGGTAGTGCTGGACAAGTTTTAACTTCAGCAGGAGCTGGGGCACAGCCATCTTTCCAAACTCCAACAGTTGGAGACATTACAGCAGTTACAGCAGGGAATGGTTTATCTGGTGGTGGTACATCCGGTGATGTTAGTTTGGCTGTCAGTGCAGGTACTGGAATTGATGTAGGAGCTAATGTTTCTGTCGATGTATCAGACTTTATGTCAAACGGTTCTAACAACAGAGTTGTTACAGCTACAGGTGCAGATGCTATGAACGCAGAAGCGAACATGACTTTTGATGGGTCTACTTTAACTGTTACAGGAGACGTTTTACCTGGAGCAACTGATACTCACGATCTGGGTTCAACATCAGCTGTTTGGCAAAACATATACACTGGTGACTTACATTTATCTAACGAAGCAAAAGATGAAGGTAATGCTGTTGATGGTACAAAAGGTAACTGGACTATTCAAGAGGGTGAAGAACATTTATACATTTTGAATAATAAAAATGGTAAAAAATACAAATTTAAGTTAGAGGAAATGTAATGATTTTTAATTTTGATACAAAACAATATGACAGTGAAAAATTATCTGATCAAGGTAAAATGTATTTATCAAAGCTTCAAAATATTGTTGCTAAAAAAAATCAATTATCAATTGAGTTTACTGATTTAGAAGTTTTACAAAAACATTATTCTGATTTATTAAAACCAGAACTACCTAAAGAAGAAAAAGAAGAACAAAAAACAGGA